ATGTCTAACAAATCTTCAATTACTTCACGACGATTTGAAGATGTAAGTTGCATAAAAGGAACAAAATTACTACTACCCAGAATTACAATTTGAGTAAAAGATTTGTAATTTACCTTTAAGATATTTTCTTCTAAAATTCTTTGATTTGCACGATCATCTGATTCTTTATGTAGAGAAACTCCATTGACTTCAATATCAAAAACACTAGGTTTAATTCCCCGTCGAACAAGATAATTTTTGTTATTAACTGAAAATTCTATCTCAACTACACAGTCTTTCTCATTGGTACTATTAACAAGTTGAGGTTTTGTGATTCCTCTAAAACTTTTATTAAAGAGAACAAAAGTAAGAGCATCCAACATGGTTGATTTACCTGCTCCATTTGTACCAATTATCAAATTTGTACTATTTTTTCTAAAATCAATCTCAGTAAAATGATTTCCAGAACTTAAAAAATTCTTATATTTAATCTTATGAAATAACAACATTTTTTGGAGGAATTACAATATCATTAGGAGTAATTATAGAATACTTATAATTATACATTCTACATGTTTTTATAGCGAGTTCTGAATCAACTTCAACCACATCCATTTCTTGATCTTCCTGATCTTCAATCATCATAGCATACCTCGTAGCATCATCTTCCTCTTCAAAAAGAAATAAAACTTTATGCCCATATTGATCTTGGACAGCATATGCTCCATCGTCCTTTTTGTCTTTAAGAGTGAGAAGAAACATGTTACTCTACTTGCGATGCTTGTTGGTAAAGATCTTGAAGAATATTTTTTATAACACTTTTATCAAAATCAAATTCAGAATCATCAATATAACGATTTAAAATTGATAATGTGTTTTCATCTTCATCTACTTTAAAATCTTCGCTTTCCTGAATTTCAAAATTTTCAATAATTTTTAGTTCTTGAACTCCAATGCTATAAAGTTTATCAATAAACTTTTCAAAATCTTTTGGTTTAGATTTTTTACGAACAATCACTTTAACAATTTTATTTTGATACTCCGTTGCATCAAACATTTGATATGGAGTATCCTCATAGTAAATATTATAGAATAATTTATAAGGATTATTAATTGCAATATGTTCTAATGTTTCAGTATCAAAAATATGAAATCCTCGTGTATCGTTCACATCTGTCCAATACATTTCATAAGGATTACCCAAATAGAAAACACATCCATTATTAGAACGAGTGTGGTAATGACCAGAAAATACTTTTGTGAAATTTTTAAAAATATTTGAATCCAATCCATGTTCCATCACTAATTGACGATTAACTCGAAATCCTTGACACTCAAGATGTCCCATTGCAACCTTACTAAATGTCTTTTGAATCATCTTGAGTGTTTTTTCTTCATTTTCAGAATTTATCCAAGGTAAAAGTAAAATATTCAAACCACCAACATTAATCTCTGTGGGTTCACTATAAGTTTTAATATTGGAATAAGTTTGAAGAAGAAGTTGTGGAGAGTTTATAGTGTTAGTATTTTTATAGTAAGTATCATGATTGCCAATAATCATATGAACATTATATTTCTTGAGAGGATCAAATACAACTCTTTTTGACCATTCAAGACTTTGATAATCGATGGATTTGCGACTATCAAAAGCATCACCCATATGAATGACTGTTTCTACATTATGTTCTTTTAATGTGGGAAAAAAAACATTTTTATAAAAAAGTTCAAAATAATCATGAATATGCTTAGATCCTTTTTTACACCCATAATGAGTGTCTGTAATAATTGCTACCTTCATTTAGTGCGGTACTGAATGGCATCCTTAATGGAATTATACTCCGAACTGTGTCCAGAAAGCAAGCTATCGTCAACCATCATGACCTCATCAAAACCAGTTCTTTCAATAATTTTAGATTTAATTTCCAATTGCTTTTTCTCTTTAGATATTCTCCTCAAAAAAGCATAATGAATAATTTGTGTAAAATATGAAAATGGATTAGTTGATTTTTCGGGATCAAAATTATGAATGTATTGAACACAATTTTCTATTCCATCAGAAATCATATCCTCACGAAACATATAATTAACAAAGTTTGGTTTATAAGATAAATGAGTTGCGATTTTTAAAAAACACTCTCCAAGATAATTTGGAATGGGTGGTTTTCCATCCCATTTCTTTCCTCTATCTTCTCTGGTTGGTTTTCTTGAATTTTTACTGTAAAAATCCTTTTCAACTTTTTCTCTATAAACAATAAGTGCTTCAAGAAAGTCTTTATTGTTTACATAATGTTCTGATTTACTCTTACCTTTTGACATAACATTTTTTTATTTAATTTTAAAAATATTAAAGTCATTATAGCACATAAGTCGGGGGCTTGACACATGATCAAAAAGTGTGTAGACTACCTTTGTCCCGGTTGAAGATGAGAGTTTAGCTTTCTTTAATACCCTTAAAGATTCTTTCGAGTTTCTTACGAGCATCTTCAACAGAAGACAGATACCCCATCTTAGAAGAAGGTCTAACATGACCTCCAGGTTCATAAGATTCAACGGTAGAATCATCTTCAATGTAATTATTGTAAAGATTAATAATTTTCTTATCTTTAGTTTCAGTCATAGTAATAATCTTATCAAGTTTTATAATAAAAAAATCATCATCTGACATTTCTACCCATGGTTTTACTTTGACAAAAGTTCCTTGAGAACTAGTAATCATTTTCATTGTAATTGGATTTTGAAGGACTATAACAGGATCTCCATCATTCTCATCAACCATTACAAGAGACATAATCTCTTCTCCTGAAACTAATTTTATAATTGCGTAGAATTCATCTCCCATTAGTTTTTAATCGGTATGTTTACAATATCGTAGTTAAAATTTTCTTCATTATATATTTTTATTCTTTCTATTAAATGATTTAAAGTATAATTTTTTCTTGACTTATAACTGATATCATCGGCAATATCATATAAAGTTGCTTTTACTTTATTGTTGCTTTTTCTGAGTACTCTTCCGATTGATTGTAAATTACGGACTCTAGACTTTGAAGGTGAAGCAAAAATAACATTATGTAAATTCTTAATGTTAATTCCTGTACTAAACGTTCCATACGATGCCACAATAATTGCATCGTTTTCCTTTTCAGTAATTTCTCTAACTTTTTCACGATCTTCAGTATCAACTCCTCCATGAACGAAAAAAACATGACGATGATCAGATTTGCTATTATTTATGAGATCATACAAAGGTTGACCGTGACCTTCCACTCTTGAAAATAAAATTAAAGTATTACCTTTAAGATCTAATGCAAGATTGCGAATAAATTTATTACGTTTTTCATGATTGATAATATATTGAACTTCATCTTCAAAAGTTTCAAACCTATTTGGTGGATGTTTTAGTAGTAAAATATTAATATCAAGTTTTGCAACATGACCCTTTTGCATCAATTCATCTGTACGAATAATTTTATATGAAGGTCCAAATAAACCTTCTAAAACCCATTTGTGAGTTTGAGATCCATCTAATGTACCAGTAAATCCAAAACGATATTTTGCATCAGAAAGTTTTGTCATTATAGATACTAATGACTTTGATTTAAACTGGTGTGCTTCATCTCCAACGACCACATTAAATCTTGAGAAATATTGTCTAGGAAGTTTGTAGATGGACTGCCAGGTTGTAATGATTACCTGAGAGTCTGTTTCTCTTTCTTTTCCAGCGTATATCTTGTGGCAAAATGAACCCACATCCCACCCATAATCTGCAAAGTCTTTATACATCTGCTCTACAAGGGATGTCGTCGGCACGACTATCAGAGTATTTTGTCCTTTCTCAACGTAATATCTCACAATTGAGTATATCATCAGAGACTTTCCAGAAGCAGTTGGAGATATCAGCAACTTTCTATTATGTCTTAAAGCGTCGTATACTCCCTCAACTTGGTAATCACGGGGAGAATACTTGCAAATAGAATTCATATAATCCTTTACACCTTCTTTTGAGATATTTTTGTTTACCTCAAATGGAAGTCCATAAAATTTATTGTCAACAAATTCATATGTGTAATTGTGATTTTCACAAAATCTTACAAGTTTGTCTAATAAACCAACATATATTTCACCAGTTTGTGTATTGAACAAACGAATTTTTCCGTCCCAGTACTTGTTGCGAAACTGAGGACTGAATTTGGCGTTTGGAACCTCAAATGTGAACTGATCTGCCAGTTCATAGTAAATATGAGGTTCTGCTTTTACTTGAAGATATACTTCATTCTTTTTTGATATAATCAAATGAGACATATACTCATAATATTACTTATGAGTATTTATTGAATCAATTAAACCCTGCCTGGAAACGATGCCATTCTATTGCATTCTTGATTTGAAATGTTCGGTTAGAAATTGTTTTAATGACTTCCTCAAGAAACTTAAGCATAATGTCATAATACCGAATTTTCATTTCAACTTTTGAGAGTCTCTCGTCTGCCTCCATATGCCTCTGTAAGGCGTCTTTTTCTCTAACCTTATACGGAAATGGTTCTTCTACATAAACCTCTGCTGGTGCCTTCCCTGTGTAATAATTATATCGTTCTAACTTAACTCTATTGTATGTTTCTCTTGCTTTTTCACGAAGAAGAGTAATTGTATTGTAAATTGTATAATATTTTGAATGTAGTTGTGATATTTTTAAAGATTCGTCGTGCAAGTTGTCAGGATCAATAACAGAATCTCTCTGCCACATTTCCTGCATTTCTTCAAGATTCATAAAGGTTTATTTTGCATGTTTAGAATATTATATACAGTATACTTGAAAGATACCTCTGCTGTAAAGAAATTGATATCAGTGTCAGTTGCAGTAAAGTCTAAAGATGTTAGTGATACTGGAAATAAATCTTTAAATTTTACTTGTGCTTTTGGTCTATAATTGCTGTTTAAAATAGTAAGAGTACCATCACTGAAAAAATTTAAGGGGTCTCTAACACCATCTTCATTTAATTGATTTGCAAATTGTTCTGCTGTTTCTGGAAATCCAAGTGAGGTTAACCAATTATGAATTGTGGTATAGTTTACTAGATCTTCATCAACTAGAAATCTTAAAGTTAAATCCGAATAGTCTAATTGATCTCCAGGTACATCAATTTTCTTTAAATATGTTGATTGAGTTTCGGTTTGTAATACAATTTGAGGGATTTTTGAAGAATTGCAAAAAAACGAAACTTTTGGATACTTTGCCAAAGAAAATTCAAACCCTACTGGGGATAGAAAGTTTCTATTTTGTAATTGTTTATTGAATGGTGAAGTTGCCATTATCTTTTCTTAATTGGGACAATTTTTGGAACACTCATATCAACCTTTACACCTAAATCCGGAACTTTTGGTTTTGGTTTTATAGGGGTTACGTCAAGATCTCTAACACCAAATTGTTTATAGTCTTTATATCCAAGATCTTGTGTTGTTTTTGTAGTTAAGTCATATTGACGATTTCCATGATAAGGTCCTCGATCAATAACTGGAGCAGTTATTGATCTTTTTGTTTTGGGATCTGTAATTCTTACTTGACTTCCAAGAGGTAAAGATTTATGTGCAACTCCTCTAGTTGATGGAGTTAATTTTGCACCAGATGCTGTAGGATTTCCATACAATCCAGGACCATAAGAACTAGTTGATACTACAGCACCAAATGGTAATGCTTCAGATATAAACTGCTTAAAAGTCTTCATTCTTTTTATTTTTATTTAGATAAAAAAAGACCCCCCTTTTCGGGAGGTCTGGTAGATATGTGAATCGAGATCACATTAAATTGGTAACCTTGACTCTTCTGTAGTAAGCGTTAGCGTTACGGTTAAGAGCACCTTGACCAACAGTTGCACCTTCAGCAAATGGGTTGGCAACAATACCGTAACGGGTCTTGAAGCCAATTTTTGGTTGGAAGGTGTTCTCACCAACGGCACGAACCATTTGGAGAGGAACATATGGACAATAGAAGAGTCCAGCATCATAAGGGGAAGAACCCTTATAACCGACAACGTAGTATTGACCACCAGCAGCATTGGGGTTAGAACCACCAGCATATGGGTCAATATATACGCGATACTTACCTTGGAGAACACCTGCAAAGGTGTTACCAGTATCATCAACTTGAAGGTTGGAGTTGAGTGCGGGGGTGTAATCAAGAACACCTGCCATGGTGAGTGCCGAAGCAACATCAGATGAGCAGAGGATCATGTTACCCTTTCCTCTACGAGTTGTCTGTGCAATTGCGTTTGCATCACGCTCGATTTGGAAGATAAGTCCTTTGAACTTCTCAACTGACCAACGACCGTTGGAGTCAACATCAAGGTCAAAAGTACCAGCGGTAGCAACGTTTGCTTGAGCACCAGGCTTAGCGACGTTGTAGATGGTACGAATGATTTCACGGTTGATTTCAGCAAGAATCTCAGTTGACAGAATGTTTGCCAACTCAGCTTCTGCATTCAGACCATGAATTGCCTTGAGGTCTTGAGCGAGTTCTAATGAATACTCAGCCTTCAGTGCGCGTGACTTTGCAGTTACAGTGACTTTCTCGATTGAGAATGCCATCTGGTTGAAATGGTCACTAGTACCCAGATCCTCTGCAGAATCTGTACGCATAGCTTGACCTACGTTGTAGGTAGTTGCGTCACCACTGGTGGTTACTGTACCATCAAGAATTCCAGGATTGGTTCCGCGCTGAGCGGTAGTACCCATACCAACGTTTGCGTTGGTAAATCCAGTATCAACATTGAAACCAGAATCTTGTCCAGAGAATGCAGAATCTGCTTCGTTGAAGAATGCTTCTGTTCCGCTTTGGTTGTTATAGCGGGAACGCATTGCAAAGATAAGTCCAGTAGGACCATTCATTGGTTGAACGCCACACAGATCATAAGCGATCAGGTTAGGCATTGAGCGACGGATGAGGCTGATCAGAACAGGATCGAAACCTGCGGTAGGACCAGCACTGAAACCTTGAGCACTACCACCAAAACCAGCAGCGCCAGCAGCGGATGCGGTAAAGTTGGTTGGAGCTTCGTAAAGGAATTCGCGTGCTTCACGAAGTTCCTTTTCTTGGTTTTCAAGCAGGATAGCGGTTACGGCTCTACGATGTGAATCTCTGATTTCATCGAGTCCTGAGTAGTCCAGGATAGGTGCCCACTTCTCCTGCAAATATTCTGCGTTGAACATTTGCATTTGTTTTACCTCTTTTAAAAAAATTTAGTTTGATCCTTATAATTTAAAAATCACTTTTTAGCAACTCTGCTTAAAGTCTGAAGATATGCTTCCATAGAAGGTGATACAGATTCAGATAAATTTGTATCATAGGAAACAGACTCAGATAAAGTTTCAGAGTCATCTCTTTGAGTACCAGCAGTTCTGGTTGGGAAATATGATTCCCTCAGAGTTACCAGTTTCTCACGATAGTTCTCTTCACCATCAAACTCAACATTTTCTGCAAGAGAAGCGAGTTTGTCCTTCTGAGAAAGTGCGAGACCCTCAGCGACATCTGCAAAGATTACATCGGCAACCGACTCGGCTAATCTTCTGTTCAGAGCAACGTTTCTTTCGATTTGCTCGTTGAGTTTTTCTTCCATTTCATCAAGTTTATCTACCATGCTCTCGATTACATCATATCTATCTTCAGGGATTGAAACATAATGATCTTCAAAAAGACCTCTCATTCCTTGGAGGAATGATTCAGTCATTTCAGTCTTGAGACCGTGCTCGATAGCGAGTGCATTCTCTTGAATCCACTCATCTGCAACATACTCAAGGTATGCATCGAGACGTTCAGTGAGTTCATTTTTGATGAACTCCACTTCTTCTACGAGTGCATTCTCATAAGTTTCTTGAAGTTCTTCTTTGATTTCAGAAACTTTTGAACGAATAGCAGCTTCGAAGATGGTGCGTGCTTTCTCTTGGAATTCCTCAGAAAGCTCTTCACCAGCAAGAAGAGCGTTGACATCTTCTTCAATATCAAACTCTTCTTCAGCATCAAACTCTTCTTCTACCTTTTTCTTTTTCTTACCTTTACCGTGTGGTGCGTCATCGTCTTCTTCTCCCTCTTCTTTCTCCCCCTCTTCGTCTTCGTCTTCGTCGGCAGCTTCAGCAACTACCTCTTCGTCTTCATCGAATTCTTCTTCGTCAACGAGATCTTCATCATCTTCTGTCTCTTCTTTAACTGCAGCAGCTTTAGCAGCCTTAGCATTTACAACATCTCTTACTTGGGCAAGAGTTGCTGATGGATCTTTAATTTTTGCAGAATCATCATCTGGACGATAATTTTCTGGAGTAGGTCCACCTAAATCTTCCCAAGCACCAGTTTGACCTGGAGTAGTAACTCCAGATGCATTCTGTACAATGTTGTGCATTGGTTCGGCAGGTGCAGCACCTTTGGTTACTACGTTTTCCATTTCTTGTAAATTTCTACCAACGGACATTTTTTAGATCTTTGTATTTAATCTATATTTATTTATAATTTAAAGATTTGAAAGAAACTCTTGAAACAATTCAACTTTATATTCTTGAAGTGTTCTTTCGTCAATTAAAGTATTAATTCTGCGTTTCGTAGATTCTGCTAATCTTTCACGAAGAATACCACCTTCCCAAACCCACTCTTTACCTTCCATAATTCCCTGAACAAAAGCATCAGGAGCAGAAGGATCTGCTACAATATCAGCAGCAGTTGCAAGCATGAAATCTTCACCAACAACTTTATGACCTTCATTGGTCATTTTAAGTGATCCTACACCACGGGAAGAAACACCAAGGCAAACTCCTTCATCAATAAGAGATTTTGCAATTTTACCCATTGGAGTTTCAAGAAGTTGTGCTTTACCTCTAAAGTTTGTTCCTTCAGCGGTGAGGGAAACAATCTTATGAGAAACACGATCAAGATTTACAGTTGGACCATCTGGGTGACCAAGTTCACCAAGAGCACGACCTTTATTCACAAATGCTTCCGTGTATCTCTTCACCTCACGGGAAAGAGTTTCCATCGGATACATTCTTCCGTTACGATTGCAAATATCACCTTGAAGGAAAACCCCTTCAATATACATCTTTTTTTGTGAACCTTTTCCTTCGGTAATAAATTTTACCTGTGATACTTCTTCCGTAATAAGTTTCATTGTTCTTAGTTTGTAAATCCTACTTTTGCTCCCAAAACAGCAGCGTTTGCAGCATAAACGCAATGTGATGGTAATTTTTCTAACAATTCTGATTGAGATCTCATTAATGTAAAAGATCCAATAACACTACCACTTTGTGTTTCAACGACCGTAACTGCATAATCGGCACTAGTTGAAGTATTAACCAAACGAACAACTGTTGCTGAACTGAAACTAGTTGCTGTTCCAGTTGTAGTTGGAAGTGCTGACTCCGCTCCAAGAATTTTAATTCGTGCTGACATTATTTTTTCCTTTATTATTTAAATATTATTCTTCATCTTCAAAAGAATTTTCAGATTCTTCTTCACCAAATATAGATGAAGCAATATAAGGACGAATATCATTAAGTTTTTCTGCAGACTTTGCAAAAAGTGCTGCTTTAATACTGTCAGTAATTTCAGCTGGAGAAGAATCAGTAGCAATCAAATCTATAATGTTATCCATAAAAATATTGTATTATTATAAGATTATTTATATTTTGCCACCTTTTGGTTTTATAATTTCTGGTTCAGCGGGAATTTGTTCTTCTGTAGGAGGAACTCCTTGATCAATTGGAATCCCTTCTTGAGGAACTTCACCACCTCCTTCTGGTAGAGGATTACCCATTTCATCTACTGGTGCATTTGGATCTGGTAAAATACCTTTTTCAATCTCATCTTGAATTTGTAAATCAATTTCAATAATTTCAGAATCAGTTTGTCTAAGAATTTTTTTTCTAACATATTCAGTTGAATAATATTTTCCAAGATAGGGTTCTACTGTAGTTGCCAAAGTAAGTCTATTTGTTAATAATTCCGCTTCTTTTAATTCTGCAAAATGATTATCATATAAGAAATCATACTGAATATGATCAGACATGTTATCCCAGTCTTCTGGTGTAACGACATTTTTTAAAAGAAGTTGTGTACGTAAAATATCATTAAATACATTTGCAAATCTTTTTCTTAAACGACCAACAAATTTAGAAAACTTAAGTTCGTCTCTTAAAATTTCAGATGAACGACCAAGATTAAAACCATCACCACCACCTGCAATTCTTGACTCAGGAACTCCAAGTGCTCTATAAAGTTTTTTCTGAAAATATTCGATATCTGCAAGTTCTCCAAGATTTTGACCACCAGGTAAAGTTGTGATTTCAGTACCTCTACCACCCTCTCTTCTTGGAAGCCAAAAATCTTCCATCATGCTCATAAACTTGCGATCATCACGAACTTCTCCAGTTCCAGCATCATATACAAGTTTATTTCTATAGCGAGACATAACCTCTTTAAGATATTGCTCCGCTTTCACTTTAGGAAGATTACCTACATCAATATAAAAAATTCTTCTTTCTGGTGCTCTTGATAATCTGTAAATTACAAGAGAATCTTCAATCATTCGTAATTGATTGAGAGCCTTAATTGCTTTATGTAGGTAAGAAAGAACAGTACCCTTATTTCTATCTACTAGTCCAGAGTTACAGTATGCAACAGCATCTTTTGTTATTTTTACGCTCTTTTTTGAACCTCCATTAATTGTTCCTGCTGGAAAATTGGGAGTCGGTGTATATACAAAATACTCTTCAATTTCTGGAAATTTATTATCTTCTATACCTTTATTTACTGTAATATATCCATCGTTCTTATTTTTTTTCTCTTGACGAATATGTTTCATTTTCATTGGGTCAATATATCTTAATTCCTGAATACCATCTTCAGGTTTTTTAAGATCTATAACTTTTAAATAATAAATTCTACCATCAATATACCAATTTCTAAAAATTTCATGGCACTTTTTATCAAAGTCCATGATTTCTTTAATATATTTAAATTCGTTTCTAATAATTTCTTTTAATTTGTCGCTCGCATTTAAATTGGTTAATTCTATTTCTACTGGTGAATCATAAAGATCACTAACAATTGCTTCATTAACTACATCTTCAATGGCACCATCACATTCTGGATGAAGTGCCATCTCACGATAACGGCGAATTAAATCATATTCTGTTCTGTAGACACCTTCAATATCTACATATTGTCCATAAAATCCAGATTGAATAAAATGATCAACCCCGTCCTCATTGTTGGGAGGAACGGGGGAAATTATAGACTTGGATTTTTTTTCATTATCCTCAATTGAAAAACCAAAAAGTTTCGCCATCTTATAAACTTTAACTGCTTATTATCTATTATTTATCAATTAATATCAACTCCACCTGAAATAGGAGAGTTACCTTTAACTGCTTCCCACCAGAGAACTTGAAGTTCTACAGTAAATTCTTGAATTGCTGCTTGATCAACTGAAACTGGAATAGCATTAGTTGATGTTGGGAACAAGTCATACATGTGGTATGCTCTTAAAGTTTGTCCATCACGGTCTAATTGATATACAAAAGCATCTGATGTATAAGCTGATGGATTTGTTGCACCAGTTCCATCAGAAACTCTATTAATTTTATTGATCCAATTTTCAAAAGCAGATCTAATTGCAAAATCAGTATCATTAATAACTGTAATTGTCCAACTTTCAAATGATCTATCACCAGCAACTTTTAAAGTACGACCTCTAAAAGGAACATCTAAAAAAGCAACGTTTGATGCTGGAAGAGCAGCAGATTTAACTAAAAATCTAGATTTTTCTAAAACTGCTCCATCAACTTTTGCAATATCTGGAAAAGAAAGTACTACTTCAAAAAGATTACCTCTTGAACCACCACCGGTTAACTGACTTTTGAAGTCAGTAATTTTTCTAAGAGGAGGTGGATTGAATTGTGTTCTAGTTGCCATGGGATTTTACCTCTAAATTAGAAATTTCCAACTACTTCTTCAAAAGCTACACCAGTTCTGGTGGCAATGAAGGTCAGACCAATGAAATTAATAGATTTCGCTGGTTTAATGTAAATATCTGCAATAAATTCGTTGGCATCAATAACTGCAGGAGTGTTATTTGTCTCATCACAAACTACAAGATAATCGTAAATACCTCTCTTAGATTGAACATCTCTTAAGAATGGTTCAATAATATTTACAAAATTAGTTCTTGTAATTTCATCGTTAAATTCAAAGAGTTGATCTCTAGCTGCAGCTGATATTGCATTTTCAAGATAAACAAACAGTCTGCGAACGTTAATGCGATCAAATGCAGAAGATTTTGCATAACCAGTTTTATCACCGAACAGAATAATACCAGATCCTGGAGATAATATTACTGAATTTATTCTGTTTGAATATAAACGATCTCTTTGAATCTTTCCAGGATTATATGCAAGTTTTACTGCATTTAAAATAGCACCTCTTGTAGTACCTGCAGGTGAATACCATGGGAAATTATTAATATCATTTCTTGCACAGCATCCTGCAATGTCACCATTTAAAGGAATATATCTAAAAACACTATTAAATCTGTCATACATGTATTTGTATCCACTATCAAATACTGCATAAGTTGATGATGTAATTGGTGCATAGTAACTAATTACTTCTTCTGTAATTGTATCAATTTCTCTAATATTGCTTTCACCTTGATTTGAAGTGTCTGTAATTGCTGATCCTCTATATGGAGAAATAAATGCTATTGTATCTTTTCTAGATTCTGCTATAGAAATCAATTTGTTTGCAAGTGATTGGGATTCAGTTTTAGTATATGCAGATGATCCCATAAGTAAAAAGTCTATATCAACTAAATCAGTATTTACAAAAGTATCATATGATGAAGAAATTTCACCTACTGTTGCAGTTAATGCTCCAGTGGTTGTTATGTTAGAATTATTATCATAATTTTTTCCTCCTATTAAAACAAAATCTTTTTGTCCACAAGAACCAAAAATAATGTCTTGAGCATCTTGATCCCATGAAATATCGGAACTAAGTTCAAATCCCGTACTAATTCCAGTAGTAACAATTCCCGATGGACCTGAACCTCCAAAAATATATTTTGATCCTGACGTTAAATATTTTCTCCAATAAGAAGGACTTCCGGAAGAATAACTAGCGTCTTTTGCTTTAGATAAAGACAAATGCTTTTCTAAAATAGTTCCAGCATTACCAGTTATTTTTCCTAGATCATCAAAAACTACAATATGTAATTCATCAAATCTGCAATTTCTATTAGAAGCAAATTCAGAAGTTCCAGGTCTTGGTGCAATGGAATTCCAAGGAATTTTTGAACCTGATGCAAGAGTAATTGACTGTTGATCAAACCAATCTATTTCATTTGAATAAGATATTGAAGTGTATGATGTATTAACACCTGCAGTATGAATAGCAACAGTTCCGTTATCAATAAATCTATAAATGCCAAGAGGTTGATAATCAACTTTTGTTTCTGTTCCAGCAGCAGAAACATGACTAACTAACTTTACATTTATTGAACTAACACCAATTCCAGTTACAACACCTTTAAGATAACCATTTAAAGTTCTTGAGATTCCGTTTTCTGGTAAAGATGAAGATATACTTTGAGTTACTCCACAACCAATTTTTATTGGATTATTTGCATAATATGTATTATATGATCCAAAATTAAAAGATGTTGTAAGAACTTGGGAGTTTAAAGTATTTTTACTTAAAAATATAGTTCCAATTCCTATTGAAGATACTATTGTATTTGGAGATATAGTATTACTGGAAGGTTCTAAAATTAATCCTGGAGAAATTCCAGTGGTAGTAACACCAGTCATTATTGATGTAGTTATTCCCAATGTTCCCTCAGTAGATACTGAGGGAACAAATGTTGTTATTCCAACAGTTGATGTATTAAAACCTGTTAAAATTTGATCTGCTTGTGAATCAATTATAGAAACTTTAATATCATTAGCCCAAGATCCAGGATTTTGGGCAAATACAGTTATATCTGAAATAGTATTTTCAGTGTAACCAAGATCATTATAATGCTGTAAACTTTTTACTTTTATACTTACTGTTCCAGCTCTTGCATTTGATAATTGAGTACTATCAGTTCTAACAACTTGTAAAGTTCCACCATAAGCTAAGTATGATGATGCGGTAAACCATGTTTCATATTGTTTGTCAGTAGAATGTGGTTTTCCAAATGTATTGAGCAAATCATTCTCATTCTCGATTAAAACAGGTTCTCCAACAGGACCTTTTTCAAAAGGTCCTGCTATTGCTCCAACAGAAGCTGAAACAGGATCTATTCTTCCAACAGTTAAATCAACTTCTCTTATTAAAATTCCAGGAGATGCTAAATTTAGTGGCATCTTTTTCTCTCCGACATGTCCAGAATTATCTAAAAATATTTATAATTTCCTTCGCTTTAAAAACTATCTATAATCCCACATATAAGATCTATCTCCATATTCGTCGATATTCCATACTTCCATCGCTTGATTACTTTTATCTGCACCTACCCATATCCACCTATCATTACTTTGTTTATCAATGATTGGTTCAAACTCATCTAAACCATCTGAAATAAATCCAAATGGTGACATATCTTGTTCTATTTGATTTTTTTGTTCTTCATAAATTCTTTTGCGAACATCATTATCCGTCATCTCTTTAAAATAGTCTTGAGCAACTAACCAAGAAAAAATAACTAAGCACATTGCCAAGTCATCATTACATCCTTCTTCAGCTTCGAAAGAATTATGTCTTTGAGTAAATGTTGTAAGTTCACTAATCATTTCATAATCGTTGATTAGTAATTTATCATCTTCTAGTAAAGTCTTTAAATTAGAACAACCCAACTTCTTAACAGATGCTGTCATACGAACACCAAGTTGAGATTTTTTTCCACTAAAACCTGAACCAACTATTTGTCCTGCACGACCCCTCATAGAGCACATTAAAATATTGTCATATTCGAGATCAAAATGAAGAATATTTGCTACCTGATCTCCAATATCATTGACTTCAATCAAAATCCAAGGATTATTATATCCTTTTGCTACTTCATTAATAATGCTTGGAAATAGCATCGGTTTAATTTCATTATTTCTATATTTTGCCACTGTTTTATATGGAAAATTGGTAATATCAAAAACAACAAATGCTGAATAGTCATTTCCTATTCCGCGAGCAACGTCTACTGTTATTAAATAATTATTGTCTTTTTTTGAATGTTCATAAACATCAAGACCTGCGTTTCTTTTTATAGGGTCTTCGTATACAAGGTTTCTTAGTTTTGATGCATTGATTAAGGTATTAACTGATCCTAAAAATTCACATTCAAACTCTGTTTTAAACTGTTGTTCTGAGGTGTTTGCAATCGTCTGTTCCTTCCATTTCTCATCCCTTCCAGGAACTTCAGACCAATGAACATCAGTAGGAAGATATTCATTTTTACCTTTTTCCGAATCATGCCACATGCGGTAGAAATGGTTCATACCGCGAGGGGTGGAAACTATAATGACTTTTGTACTTTGACCTGATGATATAGTAGGATAAACAGAGGCAAAGAAGTCATCAGCAATGTGATTCGGGATGAAAGCGAACTCGTCCAAAAAGATGATATTATACGATCCACCACGGACAGCAGATGCAGAAGTAGATGCGGCGATAATTTTAGATCCATTTTCTAATTCTAATGATCCTCTATTCCATGACAGAATACCTTGTTGCATCCACTTTGGCAAATTTTCATAAGCAAGTTGTAATCTTTGAAGAAGATCTCTTGCTGTTGAGGCTTTGTTTGCAAGAATTGCAATATTTACATTATCATTAAATACCGCATAATGCAAAAGATATGATACTACGGTAGTGCTCTTCCCAGTTTGTCTGGGCATCTTGCAAATATTAAATCTGTTCTTATGGAAATTATTTACAAGTTTTTCTTGAAAAGGATACATCTCAAATGGAACAAGACCATGATCCAATGAAACGATTTTAATATAATTTTTTGCAAAGTAAACTGGATCTTCTTTACATGCGTAAAACTCAAGTATTTGCTCTTTAGTCCATTGTATCTGTGTATTTGCTCTTTTTAAATTTGGGTTAGAAAGATAAGCATCACTTTGCTTAAGTTGAATATCTTGAATTGACATAAATTAATAAATTTCCCTCCACCTTAAAGCAACTCCAACATTAGTTGTATCAGATCCAATATTAGTTACACGAACTGAAAAGACTTCAGAATCTGTAGAATCAAAATTTTGAGAAAGATAATTTTTCTTTGATGATGGACCAGATTGAACTAATGCAGTTGTTGCTGTTGGTTTTTGTTGATTTTGACTTTCACCAACAGCATATCCACCCATAAAATCTTCAAAATAAGCGGTACTTATACCAGTTGCAGATTGATTATATTCTGCAACAGATTCATCATTTTCGGAAATCCAAACACCAGTTGTATTAAATCCTGCAGTAGTTCTTAATTTTACAACTTCATATTTAACATTTCCACCATTAGATATTATTGAAATGTCTTCTAATTTTATTGTTGCTCTATTTGGATAACCTTTAAACGAATTTTTTAATTTAATTGCAATAATTGGAATGGTTACTCCAACTCCAACTGATCTAAGTGGAGATACGTGAGAAAATTCTCTACCTGCTTCTGTGTATCCACCTTCACTCATAACAGTGGAACAAATTTGAATAAACGAACCTCCTGCACCAACTTGAGTTCCACTATTTCTAATCTCACATCTTACAGGAAGATTTGGATTAGACATATAAACAGTAGGAAGAACATTTGAATTGTAAAATTCATGAGCAACAATATTATATCCATCAATACTAAAACCACAACGAACTCTACCTACACCCAACCATTCAAAATCAGTCATGAATAATTGAGTCTTGGTAATGTCTAAGGTATATCCAGAAGGTCCATTACCATCAAGAGTATCTTTATTCCATTGAGATTGTGGTATTCTTCTTTCTGATGTTCCAATACCTGCATTTACATATGATCTAATTACAAAATTTAGAGTTCCATTTGGTTCTTGTTCAAAGAAAATTCCATCTCTATCATCAAAATATCCAGTTCTTTTGGTTACATTTTGTTGTGCTGTACCAAAATTAAAGGTCGAATAAATTACCTGAGACTTACCAGGCATATAATGATGATATCTTTTAGTCTGATGAATGCAATATCCATTTGTACTAATTCCAGACTGAAGAATTGCTGCGGCTT